TATTAATTTTCGTATTTTATCAGACTACGATATTTTAGCTATCGATACAGATGCGAGTGAAAATTCAAAGGGTTCATCGTGGTGGTCTAAAATAGGATTGATTGATAATAGATACTATAATAGATACCAATCTATTATATCGTATAAGGGATATGAAAAAATTATTACATTAGGAGAATTACTAAAAAACATTAATTTATAGGTTATTCTAAGTATTTAAATTGTTATTTTTATATTACCAATTATTATCTATATAATAATAGAGATTATAATGAAAAAAAATATAGAATATACAGAAATAGATTATAACTACAATGTCCCTGTTCCTTCACCTCCTAAAAATGCTGGTTTATATACCGGGGATGTTTTATTTGACAAGAAACCTTGGGGTAATAGTTATGCTCAACCTACAGTAATACCAGATGCTGTCGCATATAGTTCTCAATTTTACGCCAAACATCATATACCATCTTATAATAGACCTGGTAATAATACAGTTAATACTCATATGTATCAAAAATATAATATGACAGACGATAACTATAATTTTAGTTGTTATGTTAATAAAATTTTAGGTTGAGGTTTTTTAATGTTATCTTTATGTTTTTTTAGAAAATCGCATATATATTTATATGTCTCATCAACTTGTTCAAAATTAATACCTCCAGTTATCAATATGCTACCACTTTCAAATAATGCCCCTGTTACTTTTTTACAATCACCTATTGTATTTCCACTTCCTTTACCATAACAAGTATTAGGACAACAACAAATGCCATTCTTTTTTTTACTTTGTTTATTCCAAAAATATTCTAACTTTACACCTTGGTATATACCAGGTTGAAAAGAACATTTATTATTATATTCGTCGCCAATAAATATTTTATGTATTTCCTTTCTTTTCAAGTCAAACCCTTTTGTTAATTCTGGATCTGTATAAACTTTAAAATCTGTATTAATCATCCTTATCTTAAAATTTTGATATTTTAATTCATCGACATTATTAGACGGATTTATTATATCAACCGAAACATTTTTATATATATATTTAATATTTTCTATAATATTATTTACAATTATTTCAGTATGCGTTACATCCTTAATTCCTGTTAGTTGTATATTTCCGTTTTTAAATATCTTAACATTTGGAATATAAATATTATTAAACATATAAATAATAGTAACTTGATTGTCAAATCTATTTTTTTTTACCTTATCCTTTTTACTCTTTCTTCTTTTTTTAGGATAAGTCCCTCTTGTTATATCTTCGCCATCTTTCATAAATTGAATCCAAACTATACCTTCATTATCGTCAAAACATTTTTCCTTTATTTTAATATTATTAAATAATATATTTAAATCCAAGTTTATATTTATTCCTATATTAGCATTGCAAGTTATAGTTGAGATTCTATATTTCGAAAAATATATTTCAGACATTTTAACAGTATATATAAAGATTATTGGCCTTATATCATTTTTTATTTTCAAGACGATAAAAAAAATATTTATGATATCATATTTTGATACCTAACTGTTTATTAAAATTATATAGTTCATTTTTTCCATTCTGTCCTTGATTATTTATATTATCTGTTATATTTTTAATATAAGATGTATTAACAATCTCATAATTATAATTTGTTGTTATCATAGGGGGTAAATTTATAATATGTGTTTTATCATTTGATAAATGACTTTTACGAAATTCATCTATTGACAAAGGACCATTAAATAATTTTAATAAAAATCTTGATGGTGCCGGTCTTATTGGGTTAGTAAATCCGTAATGTTTACTAAGCATTTGGATTAAACTATTAATTTCCCATACCTTGTCACTGCCACAATGAGAAGAAAAATTATAAGCATTAGCACATTCTAATGAACAAAAATTCCCAAATAACACATATGTATCACTTTTGACATTATATTTATATGGCATTCCATATGTCCTATCTTCTATAGGATGACAACACCAATAACAATTATTGTTGCTTTTAAAAATATTCTTATTATATCCGTATTCTAGCATATATTCATTTGTTTCATCTATATTTTCTAAATTATTGTCCTGAATATTATTATACAAATTCGAATCATTTAAATAATAACAATTTGGTTCATAAGGTTTTGGCAATTCGATATTATCACAAATTATTATCTCATTGCTTACATCTTCAATAGGTAATTGTAAAATTATATCTTCATTCTCAACCTTTGTGACATCTTTGACAATTGTATTCATCAAAGTTTTTTTTTTTTTTATTTCTAATGCTTTATCATCACTATTTTTTGCCTTTCTTGCCATTTTTATTTTATATGTTAAGTATATAAGAGGTTATATATTTATATGTTTTTAAAAATAATCTTTAAAATATGATATATTTTTAATAATATCTTTACTTAAATTTTTAACAGGCATATAAGTATCATCATTATTTAATTTTTTTACAGAGCCATGACTTATACATTTATCCTTAATCTCTCTTATCTCTTTGGCCATATTTGCGATTACATCAATTAAATATTTAATTATTAACCCTGCTATTACTATAATTATCAATACTAATAAATCCATTATTATATGATATACTTATATTAAATGAATAAAAAAATTACACAAATTTTAACTGAGCACTACCGTTTATTACTGATAATATATTAATTTCTCTTACGTAAAAATTAGCTTCATATTTAACATCATATGAATAATTATCTAAAATTTTTTTAGTAATATTTTGATTTAAATTAAACAAATCATCATTGCTATAATCTTTTGTTGTTAATAAAATAGTTGTTTTTATTTTTGAATTATTATAAGAACCTGATGTACTTATTTTTTCAGGAAACAAAGCAAAAGAATAAGAATATATTCCTGTCCTTGGTACATTAGTATGATGATAATATGGTTGGACATTATTATAATATTCAGCATTATGTTCGGCACGTACTGTATTCGTCCAATTTATAATAGCACTTGATAATATTCCCATATTTTCTAAATAATATGGTGAAGCTGTATAGTTTAGATAATCATTATATTTGGATATCATATCATTTCTACGTATAAACCAAATAATTTCTTTAATATGATTATTCGCATTATTAATATCACAAGATGTTGTTGATTCTGTAACAGCATCTATATCTTTCTTTGTAAATTTAACAGTGTCAATTACATAATCAAAACTATTTGTTTCCAATAACATTTTGCTACGTTCAATAGTATCCAAAAATACATATGTTAAATGGAGTTCATTTTTAACATCGTGATTAGTAGTTTTTGTAAAATTATCTATTGATATTTTTGTATTATGCAATTGATTATAGAAACTACTACTAACATAATTATTCAATTTTGTAGACCATATTTTATATAACCCTTCGACCCCCCTATCATTGGTATATACATCTATAGTAATTTCATTATTAGCCAATTTTAATAAAGGTAAAGCAAGAGAAGGATTTTTTGTAAACCAAAAATTTAAAGGTACCTGAATTTCTCTTTCTTTTATACTTGGGGATTTACTATTAATATTTTTATTAGGATAACTTGAAAAATACAATTTATTATTTATTACTGTATATTTGACTTGTGATGTTGTTGGTGCTATACATTCTACTACATTTCCAATTAATTTATTATATTCTATACCATCTTTATTTGTTAATTCATTCCATATATTCATCCAATCGCCATATAAAGTTTCTATTTTATTACCATCAATAAGCAAATCAACATTTTTAATATAATTAAATCCTAAATTTTCTACCCATCTAAATTGTAATTCATTATTTGAGTAGATATCTGGTATTCTAAATGATAAATACATATTCGTCAATAAATCGCCATGTCTTTCTATCTTATATGTCATTTTAACACTTTTATAAAATCCTGCGTTAGCATTGTTTATAGGAACAGCGACACGTTTTTCTAAAGCAAAATTAGTATGTTTTCTATAAACATATTTATAATAATTAATACACGGGTTAACGGTTATATATTCGTCCATTTGCCCGTTCAATACTAATTGGATTAAACCTCCACCCATTATTATCTTATAATATCAATACTTTATTATTATCTTATATTATTATCTTTAACGGATTTTCAATATTATTTTATATGAATGATTGTACAAATTTCTCCAAACTTTTATAGCTTCTATCACCTTCATACTCTGCTAATTTATTATTATTTTTGTCAATTGCTAATATACACGGAAACCCAGAAATATTATACTTATTGATATCATCTTTATTTTCAGCTATATTTTTCTTTATAAATTCTGCATTATTATTTAAATTATCATTTAAAGATTCCCATATTCCCGAATTACTAAATTGATCACAATATCCACATCCTTCCATATAATAATAATGAATTTTAACATTTCCATCACTACTATTATTTAAACTATCATTTATAAAATTCTCGCACATTTTTTTATTATTAATAAAAAATACTATTAATATTAATATAAATATACCAAATAATAAATATATAATCATATTATTGCTTTTAAAATTTGTCTTACTAATTTTTTTTGCCATCTTATCTAAATATTTAGTATATTATTTTTATTACAACAAGGGGTAAATAATGTATAATTGTAAAAATATGAATTGCTATTATTTTTAATAAAATTTTTATAATATTTATCTTTTACCATCAAAATCCTACAGTCTAATTTAGAATAATCAGTTTCATATATAAAATCATCGTTTCTTACAACATATACGCTATTATTATTATTTCTTAAAAATTCAAGATATGTATTTAAATTATTATTATAAACTATTACCATTCTATAAATTAATTCATTTTCATATAATTCTTCAATATTACTAACAAAATTATTTATTTTTTTTAATTCTGTAATTGATACAGTCATTTGTAATTTTATATATATATTATCGCCTTATGTAAATTTAATTATATAAGATTATTTAAATATTACTAATTATAATGAATGATAATATTATTAAAATTGAATTTTCATATTTTCTAGATAAATATAAAAATGTGAAAAATATACCAGAAAATATTACAAATAAAGTTGATGAATTGGAAAAAAATTTTAACTGTTTTAATTCATTGTATGACCCCAAAATGATATGGGTTAAAAAAAACTTTATTAAAAAGGAAAAAAATTTACAGCAAAAAAATAAGGTACATGTTATTATACCAGATTTTGAAAAAAGCTCAATTCTAAAAAGGAAACTGTTGGGATTGTTAAATAAATTAACAATTATTAATAAAAATAATATTTATGATAAAATTATTGAAATAATTAACACCGAGGAAAAAGATAATACATTTGATATAATATGGGAATATATATTATTAAACAACAATATATTATATTCTAATATTTTAATGTTTTATGATAACACATTTATAGAAAATAAAATTAATGATAAATGGGAAAATTATATTAAAAATAAAGAATGGAAGCCACCTGCTTATATATATGATAATAACATTTTATTCTTAAAAGACGATTATGACATATATTGCGAATATATTAAATGGAAAAAAAATATTATGAATATAACAACAATATGGATAAGATTTAAATTAAACACGATAGATATTTTATTAAATGATATTTACAACCATATAATTGATATTATTAAAGAAAATATAGTATATAAACATATTTTAGATATATTTTTAGAGCAATTATATTTAATATTAAATACCCGTAAAAATATCAATATTATTAATAATATTAAAAATATTGATATTAATAATTTTAATAATTCTACAAAATTTATTATTTATAATATTTTGGATTTAGAAAATAAATAATTTCTATATTATAATATAGAGTAAGAAACGCAAAATATAATATGAAGGAGTCGGATAATAATTTGTCTTTCTATACAAGTTTAATTATACAAATGATATTTGTTATATTATTAATAATTATATATTCCTATTTATACAAGCTTGAGAATATTGGTTGTGAATGTTCAGAACACCCTAACAAAGAGTTTATCAAGAATTTTACTATAATAGCATTAGTATATTTCTTTATAACCGCTTTTATTTCGCTTAAAGGTGTCGCTAAAAGTGTTGGTAGTGTATTTGTACAATTGTTATCAATAGCGACATTTATATTCTTCCTATTATTTGTTGTATATATATATTATGCTTTTGAATATGTAAGATATTTGACTAATGAAAAATGCAAATGTTCGGAAGATATGTCAAGAGATGTCATTGCTATCGGCACTATGATTTCTTTATTCTTATTCATTACCTTATTATTTACTATAATAATAATACCTATATTACTTAGCACATTAAGCTCGCTATTAGAAAAAATAGAAGTATTTGAAGATGAAGTTGAAAATACTATACGTAATCCATTAAAAACTATTAAAACCACTCCTAGCAGAATTGCAAATTCTGTCAATGATGTCGGTAAATTTGTTAAAAAGAATGCTATTAAACTTAGCAATTTAAGAAAAAATAAAAAAAATTAAAATAATTTATTAAAACATCATTTTTATATATTTAATGTACGCTTATCATTATTTACCTTGTTTCGTTTTGCATTCGTTTTTTTTAATATATGAATATCGGCAGTATCTTCAATAATAGAAGTTATTTCTTCATCGCTTACAGATAATGTTTCAATGCGGTTGTCAAAATCATCATCTATCGATATTTTACTATGTACGTTTTTAATAATATTATCTATATCTTCCGTTGTATTATTATAAGAAGCACGCTCATTTGAAATAGTTGGTTTTTGATAACTTTGAGATTGTATAGTAGAAGACATATCGCTTGTTAATGAACCGAATAAATTATTAACCATCCCAAATATTCCCATACTATCGCTCATACCTGAATTTTTTTGTGATAAATTTTCACGTTGATTTATATTATTAACATTTTGCGGTATTGTATTACCCATCATATATTGTTTTGCTGCTGCATTTTGAAACTGTTTCATTAATTCGGGATCTGATTTTAGTACATTTTCAATATCGGGCAAAGGTTGGTCTTTAAACATTCTACTTGTTAAATGAAACATAAACGCACTTCCAGACAATGATATGAATAATCTTAATTCTGGTGCCATTTTTTTACCAGTTGATTTATATTTATAATGTAATTCTTCAAAAATATCATCATAATCATTTATATTCTCGTTTACTTGTTCTGACCATCCGTCTAATTTAATAGAAAAAGGATCATATCTATTATTCATATATTCGGAACCCGAAACAAATGCCATTAACATTTTTTGTTGAAATCTAATACTTCCATCAAGCTCTTTTTCTTTTATAATTCTACTATATTCAGATTTCATTTCTTCTAAATCGGAATTCATATTAAATTTAAAAGGTATTTTATACCCTTTTGATTCTAATCTATCTAATTGATAAATAATTTCTCTCTTTTCGTTTAATTCTTGTTTAATTATATCCTTTGGGCTCATATATTTTTTTTTTATTATTCTACTATCTTGGCTTTGATAACTTCCACCGCTACCACCACTCTCCCCGCTCTCTCCACTCCCCCCACTTTCATCACTACCGTCGCTACCACCACTACCACTACTACCATCGCTACCATTACTGCTATTACTCGCATCGCTACTCACACTTCTCGTATCACTAACATCATCATTAATAAATTTCTTTTTATTTTTAACATTATTATAACCCGTATCGCTACCGCTTGTTGAACCGTCAATGTCTTTATCACGATTAAATTTATTTTTATAGATATTTTTAATATTATTCATATATTTAGCTTTTTCATATTTACTATTTGAATTTGAACTAATTTTAGAAGAACGCGATGAACGTGATGACATTGAAATAACATCATCGCTTATTTTTTTTTTATTAAATAAATTATCATCTATAAATGTATTTTTATTGGGTATATTAAAATTAAAAGAATTTTTAAATGTATCTTTATTCAATTCTATCAAGTCTTCATTTTTATTATTTAAATTAGATATTAATGACATATTATATATTTATTGATAATCAAATGTTTATATATTTACAATAATTTATATAATAAATATAATACGCATATTTTATTTTTTTCCTATAAATTCTATCCATTTTCTAAAAAATACCCTTCCTGTTTTATAAATATATTCAGGGTGAAATTGTATACCTAAAATTTTCAATTTTTTATCGTATATAATAACAATTTTTTTACCCATTTTTTTAACAATTTTATAATTTTTATTTATATTAATTACATAATCTTGATGAGAATAAGTATATTCTAATTTTTTAACTTTAAATGGATATGATATATTTATTTTTTTTGTATATTTTTTTATACCATTTTTAAAACTATTAATGTTCGACTTTTTACCATTTTTAATTGATAAATATTGTAAACCATAACATATCGCAAGAATAGGGATTTTATAATTAAATATTATATCAGGAACTTTAGGAGAATTTTTATTTAATATAAAAAAATCAGAACCACTAACTATAATTCCTAAAATTTTTTTTGTTTCAATTATTTTTTGAATTCCATTCGTATCATGATACCGTTTGATATATAATTTTGCGTTTTTACCAATCGCTTTTTTGTATAGCAAATGTTGTTTTTTCCAATCCCAATTATCGCTATACATAGATATCAATAGAATATTCATTTTAATATAAGCAATTATATTTTTCTAAAGGTTCGTTTTTAATATTTGCTCTAATATATGAAACAGCTTGTAAACACGAATCGCTTAAATCGTCTTTTTTTTTATTTTTGCTGAAGATGTCCAACAACCTTTGATTATTTTTAATATAGTTTTCACATATTTCTATACTTAATTTTTTATTTAAGATATATTTGCTTCTTTTAAAATTTTTAGAATTTTTTTTATCATCTATATCTTTATCAATAATGGGTAAAAAGTCGTGAGTTTTCAATTTTAATGATGCATTGACTAATATAACATTTTCAACAATACCATCCCAATGTTTTAATAAACTATAGTAATTATATATAATATGTTGTATAGTTTTCATAATACCATTTAAATTAGATGGTTGATTCTCTATTAAAACATAATTAATAATATTTATATCATTCTCCTTTAAAAATCCAATTATAATATCCATTTCATTATAAATGCGCAAACATATGTCGTCTATACATTTAAATTCTTTTTTCGTATCTGCCAATGTTATGATACGCCAATCTATAATTTCTATTTTATCTGTTTTTTTTAATATACATAGTGCTAAGTTTTTAACACCTACATCAAAACTTATATATATCATTGTTATTAATAATCTAATATATTTAAATCTTTATACTTTTTACCATATTTGATATTACATTTTTATTAAATTCCTTAACATTATTATATTTAATTAATACAATAATATCCCTCCAAAATGTATCATTAATATAAGAAGAATTATAATTATTAATATTTCTATGTTTTTTATATAACCATTTATATATTTTTTCTTGCTTTTCTTGATTATATAGTTGTGAAACATTATGCATTTTTCTATTAGAAATCATTTTCTTTATAAAATTTTTAAATTCATCATATTTAAAATAATTGGTAGGAATTATATCCCATAAATTAATAAATTTAATATAATTATATGAAGGGCATAGTAAAAAATTATCAAGATAATCTATAAATGTATTATTATTATCTATTATTAATAAAGACTTTGATATGTCATGATTTTTATTGATTTTCATAGTTTTTTTTATCATAGGCATTATTTTTCCAACAGATTTTTTAATGTTTCCATTTTTATCAATTATACAATTATCTCTTGTAAATATAGGTCTATTAAATTTAATATTATTTTCCTTTTCTATAATATTTATCTCTTTATATGCCCATTCTTTTTCAGATGCTGTATAAACAAATATATAGCTATTTGGATATATTTTTTTTATCATATTCATAAATACATTAAAATATGGTCTTATTAATAAAGAATTTTTATTATAACTATTTTTTAATATTGTTTCACATTTTGCTTTATCTGATTTAAATATTTTTAAATTATTTTTCATCATATTTTGTATATTATAAATATCACATTGATAACTACAATCACCTATAATTGTACCATCTAAATCTATTAAGAAAACAAATGGTTCCATAAACTCTATTATATTATATTATTAATATAATAGAAAATATATGGATAATAATATTTCATTTTTCATAGGAGGGAAACAGTATATTATTGATGAAAATAATATCACAAAACATTATACAAATGAAATATCAACACAAAGCAACCAAAATACAAATAATTCATTCGCAAATATGAATAATATAATAAATTATAAAAATAACAAATATAATCTTGATAAAAGGATTATGTATTATAATTATATTCATAAAAAATTATCGACAATTTCTAATAATAAATGTCTTGAAAAGAAAAAGTTTGACAATGTAAATTATGGTTATACAATTGATGGCAAAATTAATTTAATAAAAATCATTGGTACAAAAAGTTCTTATGGTGTTATATATATAACAAAAATCAAAAATGTAATAGGTAAATATCCTGTAGTTTCAAAACTTCTTACATCTAATAAAGATAATTTAAAAGAGATTAAAATAAACACAAGCGTTACAAAAAAAATAGTATTAAATAAATTTTCTAAACATTTTTTATTAACATATAAGGTTATTAATTGTAAGAAAAAAAAAAATAATCTTCCAGAAAAAATTAATAATAATAAATATTATATTATTTTAAACGAATTAGCTCATGGTGATATTAAACAGTTATTCGCTATAAAAAAAATTGTAGATAATAATAGTTTAGTATATAATATTTTTATTCAAGTTATATTATCTATACTTACTTTTCATAATATAGGATATATACACCGCGACTGTCATTATGGGAATTTTTTATATCAACGTGTTAATGACGATGGGTATTATCATTACAAAATATATAACAAAGATTACTATTTAAAAAGTTGCGACTATAACATATTAATATATGATTTTGGATTATCAAAAAAACATAATTACACAAGAAAGGATAATGTGAAACTATTTAAAGATTATTACAGAATACATCATGCTTTTTTAAATAAAAGTTTTTTCAGTAATCCAAATAAAGTTTGGAATGAAAAACAGCAGATATCATTTGAAGTTTCATTATATGTCAAAAAATTTATATCATTAATATATAATTTAAATGAAAAAAATGATTATATTGATATTATAAATAAACATATTTTACCTTATTTTATTATTAATAACAGTGATATATTTCTTAACAAAAAACCTCTTAATTCTAAAATAATAAATAAGACGCCTTTTATTATAAAACCGCAAAAAATATAATTAACTATATTCATTAGATTTGATTAAGTTTATTTTTATCTTCTTCCAATTTCTTTCTCCTTTTTTCTATATATTTTGACATGCTTTCAAACCCTGAATATATAAAATTATTTAACATTTCTTCTGTAAGTGTCATTATAACACCTTTATTTTTAAATTCAAAATTCATTAATTTTATATCAGGATAGTTATCTGGTATATAATAATAATCAATATTATTATGGTCTATATGGTCTTCCGTTACAATTTTAACTCTTTTTTTTTCATATATATTTATTAATTGTTTCAATAAAAACAATACACTTATTTTCGGTTTAGGAATATCAACATCATCTACAATTTTTTTATGATAATTTTTATGTATTAGAAGCCCCAATATATTTTCATAAGGAACGTTTTTAAATATATTAATAGGTAAATTATTAGTTAAGCCACCGTCATAATAATAATCTTCATCTATTTTTGTAGGTTTAAAAAGTATAGGTATTGACATTGAAGCTGAGCAAGCTTTAAAAACGCAAACATCGGGGGTATCTTCTATACAAAATATTTTATTTTTGCACGTATATATGTTCGTAGTAGATACATAATAATTTACCCCAAATCGTTTTGCTAAATAAGAAAAAGTAATATTTTCATCTAAATTTTTATATTTTTTATTAACCTTATCTTTCATATGATTAGTCAATAAATCTATATTTGTTAGACCACACTCGGTTATGATTTTAATACAATTTTTATACGGGATTTTGCATAATTTTTCATCATTAATAGCAAGCATAAGAATTTCTTCTAT